AGCCGAAACCATCTCAGGCCAACATCCCCGGCACGAAACCGGCGAAGGTGAAGCCCCTCAGCCGTCCCAAGGCCGCATCGAAGAAGGATCAGAACATCAAAACAGTTCTGAAGGCCGTCAAGTCGCTGCTGGACGATAAGGACATTACCGAAGAAGCGCTCGAAAATGAGAACTACGATTACATCAGCGTTGATCGTCTCAAGCTGCTGGCGCTGTCCAAGCTGGTTTAACAACTGAGAATAGGAGGAAATGATGGAACTTACAACGACATTGAACTTACTACACAAGGCAGGAGCTTGCAAGCCTGGATACCGAACGCTTGTCAAGGGATTGGGAACTGATTACCCAGACGAAAAACCAATTAATCTGCTCACTATCCTCGACATCAACGATCTGGATGATGCGCTATGGGCGCTACGCGCAACCACTGAAAATTGCGATGTAGTAGCACGTCTCATGGCCGCTGATTTTGCAGAACAGGTATTACCGATCTGGAAAAAGTATTCTGACGATAAACGGCCAGAATTAGCCATCAAAGCTGCCCGAGATTTTGCTTATGGAAAAATTTCCAAAAAGGATATGGCCGCTGCTGGGGTCGCTGCTTTGGACGCCGCTGCTCGGGCTGCTGCTCGGGCTGCTGCTTTGGCTGCTCAGGACGCTGCTTTGGACGCCGCTGCTCAGGACGCTGCTGGGGTCGCTGCTTTGGCTGCTCAGGACGCTGCTGGGGCTGCTGCTTTGGCTGCTCAGGACGCTGCTGGGGCTGCTGCTTTGGACGCTGCTACTCGGGCTGCTTGGGCTGCTTGGAGGAAAAAACAACGAGAGATTTTTATCAGCTACTTGCAACCTGTTTAGTGCGAGAATCGCACCTAAGTTTTCCGCAACACCCATCCTCGCTCCACTTCCGCAAGCGTACCCACCACAAACAGGAACGCCGCCAATCGGATGACTGACGGCGTTCTGCGCAACGGACCGGAGTAAGGAGGACATGGAACACTGATTGAATTGTAGCACGAAATCTAGTATGTGGTGGGGCTGGTGGGACTCGAACCCACAAACTTCCGCTTTTGAGACGGTGTGATATGCCATTCTCTACAGCCCCGTAAAATGGTACGCCCGGAGGGATTCGAACCCCCAGATAACTGCTCCTAAGGCAGCCCCCTTTTCCGTTTGGGTACGGGCGCATGGTGCAAGATACAGGATTTGAACCTGTATTGTTACTCCGAAGAGACCAGTTTTACAGACTGGCGCGGCCAACCATATTCGCCTCTCTTGCAAACAAAAACCCCATCCGATTGGGATGGGGTGCGTTGAACGAAATGAATAATCGCTCAGGCGCACCCCATCCGCAAGTAGTAGAGGTACGAATTGAGCGATAAGCAATTCATGGAATTTTTGCGGGGTGCCATTCACAACTCGCCAAAGGAGCGAATGATCTGGGGTGTTCACCTATCACCCCGCACATTTAGAATACCTCGTTTGACACAAAACGTCAACTCGGATACCATGGAATTGCCAAGGGAGTTTGAGTGATCGATTCCATGACAATTCGAATTTCGTCAAGGCTTCCGCATTCTTGCTCCTGGGTATTCCCCGCGAAAGCGAGGCGGCGCGGTTAGATGATCCTGCATTCCCATAGCGTCGTTATGTTCGACCAGACCCTAAATCCGGCTGTGCCGGGTATGTCGTGGAGTCCGATTGCTGAAACCTTCGGTGTGTCGGGTGGACAGTACGCTGAATTGATACCCTAGCTGGCGCGTTAACAGGCGTGACGGCTGGTGGCCGGAGCGCAGGCGTTAAGCAGAGTAAATCCGGCAGATAAATCACCCCTCCGTTTCAAGCCTCTATCCCGATTAAGGGTCCAAACGAGTATGGGTCAGTCAGGCAAAACACCTTGCACGGAAGGCTAATACGGTTAGCAGTTTTCAAACCTAAAAGCCCGAAGTGCGCTTATGAACCAGTTAATCTCACTGAGTGAGCCGATGGTCACGCCCAAGGCGACGAGTAGAGATTAAGGACAACAACACGAGGAGAGAAACAATGGTCAAGGCAATCGTAGTGAATAGCAAATCAGATCGGTATGGTGAAACCGTTCACGTAACCGAATCAGACTGGCGTTCAGAGTCTATGCTGGTGCCCGTCACGTTCGCACAGGGAGCACGGCGGGAGTGCACTGGTATGATTTACAGTCGCAATCTAAGAGAGAGTTCCTAGGAGGTACAGTGAAGCGAGAGACTGAAGACGGATACAAGCGCACTAATCGAGAGATGTCACAGGAACCTCACCTGAGCGTGTGGTATGCGCTTTGCGATGGGCCGTGCAAGAGGCAGCCAAAAAACTGGAAGGGTAGTCGTGGTGTTTATTGCAAGGGGTGCGGTACCTGTCGTAAGCAATGCGGACGCTTGAAGAAGCCAGTAGTTAGGGATTAGGGAGAGCGCCTAGGGGCGTTTCTCAGGTGCGAGAATTGCAGTAGAACAACAAAGCGAAAGTGAGGAGAAAATGAGCGATTCAAGGGTAAGAACTTATTTGTACCGGCCTAAATTAAACACAGCATTGTTGGACACTGCAAAACGTCCTATCGTACAAAGCCTTTTGTATGATTTGGATATTTTGCCAGAGCAATTGAGTAGTCAGAAAAAACTTACGGTTGGACTATTTGAGGCATACAACCGCTTGGAGGGGATATTACTTGCATTTAAATATCTTGAAATGCAGGGAATAAAAATTCCTTGGGATGGTACTAAGCCTACCGAGGAAGAACAGGCTTGAGTCCGTGCTGGTGCATAACTAACAAATAACCGAACAGGAGGAATTATGAAATGTTTCAGAATTGATGCTGGCGGTGAGTATTTTTACTATGCTGCCGAAACAGAAGATCAGGCAATGTCTGATTTTCGTGATGACATTGACGACGATTTTGAAGATGCAAAAATCCAAGAAATCACGCTGGAACAAATGGAGAATATTAAAGTCACGATGGAAGACGAAAATGAGAATCCCAATGGAGAGATAACGCTCAAGAAGTTTTTCGATGACGAATGCAAGGTCCACACAGATGGGTCCTTTCAACTATGTGGTAGCGTTTATTGATTACAGTTCCGTATTCTCACATCGAGGGGAAGTTTCAGGTATTGTTCTAAACTGAGACTTCCCTTGGCGACGTTTCCAGCTAGATGAGATATGCCTAGATTCGATTGCCGGTCATCGTGCTTGAAGAGGAACGATATGAAAGTTTTAGTGGCGTGCGAGTTTTCGGGGGTTGTGCGTGAAGCATTTCGTAAGCGTGGACACGATGCTTATTCCTGCGATTTAATTCCATCGTTGGATGGATCACCTTATCACATCCAAGGCGATGCTCGACGTATTTGTTTCGCTGACTGGGACTTGGTAATTGTTCATCCAACCTGCACGTATTTGACAGTGAGCGGTGCCCGTTGGTGGAGGGATCGGCAGGAAGAACAACGGATGGCTGTTGAGTTTTTCTTGTATTTCACCCATATGACTTGCAAGTGGGCAATTGAGAATCCAATAGGCTGTATGAGTCGTCTGTATCGCAAGCCTGACCAGATCATTCAACCGTGGATGTTCGGACAGGGAGAGACAAAGGCCACTTGTCTATGGTTGCATGGCCTCCCAAAACTAAAACCAACTCACATTGTCGCAGGTCGTGAGGGACGCGTATGGAAGGAATCTCCGGGAATAAAGAAAGGTTTGACACGCCAGCAAAGGAGGTCAATAACTCTACAGGGAATTGCGGACGGTATGGCCGATCAGTGGGGGTAATTACGAGCTTTGGCAGTTTCGTATTCTTACCTCAAGGGGAAGTTTAAGATATTGCTCTAGGCTGAGACTTCCCTTTGCGACGTTTCCGGAAAGATGGGATATGCCTAGGTTCGATTGCCGATCATCGTGCTTGCCGCCGCCTGAACCCTTGGAGGTCTTGTGCTCTAGAGTGGCATCGAAGGGATGTACAGGTTCACCACACAGGCAACACAGTCCATCGGAGGCTTCCCATGCCTTCTTCCAACGTATCTGTAGAATCTTGCGGCCCGCGTCGTTATGCTGCATTACTTCGCGCCCATTGGGATATATCCATATGCCGCGATGTGATTTATCTATCATTCCACTTCCTCGCTGTGTCCACCCTGCTGCCAGTCCTCGACCAGGGCTTCAAGCTGTCCAAAACGATCTTCGATGTTCTCGCGCTCTCCGATTTCGTCTAGGGCCTCTTCAATCTTCTTGCCTGCCGATTGTGGTCCTGTGAGTTTGAGCGTCCACGGGGATTCGAGATGCTGGTGGTGCTCAGTATTGATGGTCTCGCGGAACTGTTTCTCGCTTGCCGTCTTTGCCGCTTCGATTACGCTCCGGTCCTTGCGGCAACCATCCGATACGAACTTGGAAGCCAGCGTGACAGCGTTGCAGCGTTTGATGGATGCCAAGTCTTCCAGTGTTGCGGCGGGTAGCGCCTTCTGTGTGCTGTTGGCTTCTATAGCGTATCGAAGTCCTTCATCACCCGGGTAGAGGACTTGCATCCATCGGTGCATAGACTTGAATGGTACTCCGTACTCAGGATCCGTGTCGATCTTCCACAGCTCGCGTTCCGATACGATTCTGAAGGCGCACATCCTGATATTGAAGATGTGTTCCTTGATGGTGGTAAGGCGCGTCTCTGCCTCTTCCAACAGTACCTCTCCGTTGGTGAGGATGGACTTCAGAGCGTCCGCAGCTTCAGGAGCCGGGGCCATCATCAGACCATTCCAGTCTGGAGTTTCAAGGGATGTAATCGCTTGGTTCATAGGGCCTCATTCCGCGCTTGGCGGATGACTCGATGTTTGATACGGATTCCTTCAACTCTTCAATTATTCCGAAACCGCTCTCTCCATCATAAGCCCGATCAACCGCGTGTGAGCAAGTAAGAATCATCTTCCTCAACAGGCTCTTGGCCTTGACGATCTTGACATAATCACGGATTCTTGGGCGACGTGGCAATCCCTCTGTGAGAGAAGCCAAGTAGGCCACGCCGCCCACTGAATCAATCTCCTTGCACTCTGTGAGCTTGTTGGAAAGAGTCACAATATCAACCTGACTGTCCTCTTCTATTAGATCCTTCATGCGCAGGAATATACGGCGGTGTGAGTCCAGCATGAAGTCGTCAGGGTCCAACAGCATTGCAGTATTCCAAGACACCATCCACTCAGCCTTATCGGAGCACGAGCATTCAAGCAGTATTGCTCCGAGTATGGTCTTCTCTGCGTCTATGTTGGATGGTGGAGCTTTATCATCCTTGTTCTTTCTATCTACCATCATAACTCCGCTCGGTATTACGGTTCTGCTGCTGGCTTGGGTGTGTTGTCCTTCTGCTGCTGACGCCACTTTTTAGCAGATTCCTTGATAAATTCTTTGACGGACTTGCGTGGGGTCATCGGAACCTTGTTCAATCCTGTCGGTGGTTGACCATATTTTTCAATGTATTTGTACCATGCCCATCCGTCCTTAAACCCCCGGCGCTGTGCAAAGTCGAGCAGCCCAGAATAGAACGCTTGTGGCTCACCCTGTTTCCTCTTCTCAGCACGAGCTGCTTTCTCTTTCTCCGCTAGTTCTCTCTTAGCCTTCTTCTCAGCCTTTACCTTGCGCAGATCCACTAGCTCCGCATCGATTGTTACCGTGTCGTCGAAGACCATCACGTTGCCGCATGTGGGGCATTTGAACGCACCGCGCGGAAGGTATCCACGGCAAACGGAGCATTGCTTGCGCTTGACCTCGGAAGGCTTGGCCTCTTCTTGTTCGTAGGCGCTTCCCTTGACGTGCGGCGGGGTGGTGTCTAGCTTGTCGTGGTAGATGTCGGAAAACCATCCGAAACGGTTTGCATTGCCAACGTGATCGTTCAGCCAGCAATACTCTTTGCCATCTGCCGGACGCATACCGCGCCCAAGAGCTTGCACGATGTCTGCTTGGTTCTTCCTAGGAGCAGCATCCACGATGCAGCGAACATCTTCATCTACTCCGGTCGATAGGCAACCCACGCTGACAATTCCCTGTGTCTGCTTTGTTCTAAACCGTTTGAATATGGGGCTTCGATCTGAAGTGAAAGCGTCGATGTAATCAAACCTTACTCCCTTTGCAGCGAACGCCTCTTGGAACTTCATCGCCGTAATTCTGCGCCGGGCAAACACAAACGTTCTATCACCTGGATGGTTCCCTTCTTGCCGCGTGCGCATCCATGTATCCACGATGTCGGCAACGACTTCTGTTTTGTCCATGAAGTGCTGCGCTGCATCCTCTTGAATATCCCCGTCCTCTCCCGTCTTTAGATTTTCAATCTCGTGCAAGAATTCAGGCTTAGGACCAATGCCCTTGATAGGAACCAAACCGACTGACGGATCTTTTTCGTGGTATGCAAGCATATCGTTGATCGTGGACAGGACAATGAGCTTGCTGAATTGGAGTCCTAGGCCCTTCTTCCATGGAGTAGCTGTGAGAGCAAGAACGACCTTCCACTTCTCCATGAGCTTCCACATCCGCGCATCGGCCAGATGAACCTCATCGATAATGACAAAACCAAAATCAGGAAGATCGCGGTTGTATAGCGTATCGAAGCAAGCAACCTGCAACTGAGCCATAGGGTTTGTGCGCCGGTTGTCCGCTTGCATAACTCCAATGTCTCTAATCCCCTGCTGCTCGAAAGACTCATATGTCTGATCCACGAGAGAGATTCGCGGACATGCAAATAGAACTTTGTTACCCTTGCGCATGGAGGAAACAGCCAGATGCGCGGCTAGGACCGTCTTTCCAAAGCCGCACGGGGCCTGCCCGACAATCTTTGTATGGCCATGCTTCACAGCATCACGGAACATAGGTATCGATGGCTCTTGATACCAGCGAAGGGGGTACAGTGCTCGTGCTTTAGTGTCGAATAGGGAACCAGTCATCAGGCTTTCTTTCTAGGTTGTGGGGAGGATTTGCACCTCCCCTAGGTTGGGTTACTTCAATTCGAGTTGTTCGGTCCATCCAAGAGCGAGGAGAGCCGAGTCGAGTTCTTCAACTTCCTTCGCGGCCTTGTCTCGAATGCAGATTGCCTTGTTGCGCTGGGCTACAAGATGCCGAGTGGCGACAGCAATGTGACGCGGTTGCTTCTCGTCTGGTTTTGCTTCAGCCATTGTTCTTTTGTCCTTCCCCAAACGAAAACGTTGTGCCTCGGTTGATGTGATGACGGCTCATGACTCGCGCAGAGTTGGATGCCGACTGTTGAATGGAAAGTGCAAGCTCAAGATAGTCCTGCTTCAGTTCGTTGTACTGCTTAAGAAGTCGTTTATACTCGACTACCGAAACGATTGCACTGGTAAGCTTCTTCAGCGCCTCGTCTGCCTGTTCCTTGGCCTTCTGCGTTTCTGCTTGCTTCTTTGTTGCCATGGTTCTCCTTTGTGGTGAATTCAGTTTGGTGCGATATTCACACCTGTTAGTGATGGTCAAAATGGTATGTCGTCTCCTATAGGTTGATTATCGTTCGATGCCGGAGCGGCGTATGAAGTCTTGTTCTGCTCATCCTTGCCGGACAACAGGATCAATTCAAAGATAACGACCTTATGCGCATAACGCTTTGCTCCGGTTTGCTTATCCTCCCAGCTTTCCGTTACGCCCTTCCCCTCAACGTAAATCTTGGAACCCTTGCGAACGTAATCGCGGACGATCTCAGCGGTTCGCTTGAACGCTACACAGTTGTGCCATTCGGTTTCCGGTTGCCAGTTTCCCTGAGCATCTTTTCGCCTGTCTTCCGTGGCGACGCTGAAGTTGGCGATAATGGCTCCCCCCGGAGTTGTGCGAATGTCGGGGTCTTTCCCAACATTTCCCAGCAACACTGATTTGTTTATGCTTCGTGACATTATGTCCTTTCCTACTTCAGAGATTCCATAAACTGATTGATTTCTGAGTCCATCTTGCGGACCTCTGCTTCTAGTTCTAGTACGCGCTTGTCATCGTACTGAACAGGAAGCACGAACATTTTCAAATGCTCATACGGTCCTACTAGCCGAGGATCATAGAAGCAAGCATCCCAAAGAGACAATTCACAGCAAACCATGTTCCATTGCAATTGATCGTAAATCTCTTGCGGAACCTGCTTTGATTTGTAAATCGAGATGTGCCTTTCGGTCGTAAAGCACTTGAAGTCCACACCGCGCTCAGAACCAATAAGCCCATCTGGGGATGAACCGGAGAAGTCCATCGTAGGGTGAATAGCGAATCCGATTTGATCGACCATAACCCCTCGTTCGACTTCATACATGGACCGAGCATAGTCTTCTTGCTCTTGGCCCCATTTCATTTCGGGAGTAACAAAATGTCGTGCGTTGATCCCGGTCATCCGCTCCGCAGATAATTCACTTCGATAGTCAGCGCGTACTTTTAGTTCCTTTCCTTCCTTTCCTTTCTGTGTGCTATACGCCATCACATCGCCCAAACGAGAGGCCGTGATACGCCCGCACCTGGCGGCCATCCATTCCCGCGTGGGAACACCAAACTCGTCATGCTGGAAGCACTCAATTAACTTGGGCATCTTTTAATTCCTTTGCGCGAGATTTTCCAGCTTCCGTAAAAATGCGGAGTGACTCGTGATCGTTCTTAGAGACAGCTTCCTTCTTTGCCGCAAGATAGGATTTGTCTAATGATGCTTTATCTTTTGCTGTCCTAATTGATTCCAAGTAGCTCTCTCGGTTTGGAATCCCTTCTTTTTCCAAGGCGTCGATTCCTATAGCGATATTGAAAATCGACAGAAGCAGATACCGCTTTGCGCGAGATGCGGCGATAGCGTCGGCATCCGTAGCCGTGGCCATCGCTCCACCCTTCGGGCCTGTCGTGCTTGGGGTAATCTCGCTGTGGTAATCGCGAGAAACTCCAGCGCGTGACAACGTTGCCTGAATCCGTACTTTACCAACAGCCAAAGGGGCTACCTCAGAGAAAACGATAGAGAATCGATGCTCAGTATAGACAGGCCGTATTGTCCTATCCAGTTGTGCATAATCTGCCCACCACGAAGATGTGTCGTTGCGATGCTGATTAGGGACAATGCGACCTATCTCTTTTTGGCACTCATTAAGAGCATCGTCGAAATCGATCTTGGATTGACGCTCTTGCGCTTCCCAGTCGAAGCGCACCATTGACTGCTGAAGAGAAACAAGTTCTTTCAGAACTTCAGGAGCTACGTTATTGCTGAGCGCAGATTGAATCAGAGAAAGCGGAGTGATCTCTCTCTCTTGACGAACTACAATTTCATCACTCAATTTCTGTCCCTCGTTTCTTCACAGGCATGATCCTCATCATCGTGCTGCCGGTTGTTGAGCGCGTCGAATGCAGCCGCATTTGCTCTGCATCCACGCACATACGCAATGGCGTGGTCTATCGGCATACGGCGCGTTGCTGGATAGGCCACATTCAGCTTGGCGCGAAGTTGGGTTGCTGTGGTCATAGTGTCTCCCGTTTCTGCACAAGATCGAAGTGGGCAAGAATCTCTCCCGCAAGGTCCTTGCAAATACTGCAATATCCCTGCTCTTTTACCTGCTTATCAAAAACGAAGTCTTGTACTTTGCTGGTGCGATGCGCCTCAAGTGCATCGTGAATTTGTTTGTCTTGGCACAACCACTCTGCCAGCGAATCAAGCGCATCCTGGTCAATCAGTGCCACGCTCTCTACTCCTCCAGACGTGTACGCCAAAGCCATTCTTGCCATGTCTGTTTCTCCTCTGGTAAGGATTAAATCATACGCCAGATGGAATGTCAATGCTTATTTTTGCAAACGTTCGCATATTTTAGCTTGACAGGATGCGTTCTATATTGTACTGTTGGTTTATGAAAACTTTGACGCGGCAAGAAGTCGTTGAATTGCTAAAGAAGCGGATGGGAAAAAAGACGTTGCGGGGGTTTGGGGAAGAGATTGGACTATCCGCGCCATACCTATCTGATGTATTCCGAGGAAACCGAGAGCCAGGGCCTTCTATTCTGGCTGTGATTGGTGTTGAGAAAGTATTCAAAACCACAGAAACCACCTATACGAAGGTGAAGCCATGAACTACGCACAAGAGCAGTACATCGAAATATGCGCGAAGCCATCAACTCTGTCCTTGCCAAGCAGGGGCCAGTGATTGCAGCCAAGCCGGTAGACGGCATGGTGTCGCTGGCGGATGTACACAAAGCCATTATTCACGTCTTGGAAGACCTGCATTTGATTCCCAAAGAAATTTTGGAAAGATACGCTAAGTTTCCAAATTCTGATATTGGGATTATGGCTCGCGAGCTTCTTTCACTTAGGGAGCGCATCGGTCGCGTGGTGCATAAGATGGAGTACCCGGAGGCCGTCGAGTACGCTCCCGCGACGGATTTCGACGGCAAACATTTCATATGCGGCTCGTGCGGGTCGCTTGTTATTGATCGGGCGATTCATACCGCGTTCCATGAAAGGGAGAAACCATGTTCTTTAATCCACAAATCGAAGCCATGGCTCGAAGAGCTATAGTTGTTCGAGGCCCCCTGGCTGGCTGGGATGTAGTGCAGAATGGTGAGGTAAAACTTGCATCTAGGGAACGAAAGTATTGCGAGATATTTGCAATAGGTCTAAACGTCGGTAGTAAAAAGGAGGAGCACCAATGAAACAGCTTCTAGCAGTTATCGTGCTGTCCATGGTTGCCAGCGTGTGCGGGGCGCAAACAGCAAAGCCCGCGTTGCCACAGTATAATACAAGAATCCCAAGGGTAACTGTTGCAGTTTCTCGTTGGACAGATGGGGAAATTGACATCGATGTATCCTGCCCGAAAGGTTATAAGGTAGATATTCCAGAAAACAGATTGTCCAATTTCTCAAATATGGACGCTCGCAGTATTGATGATAGTATAAAATTTTTGACTGATTACGCCACATGCAAGCGAAAGATTCCGGCAAGAAAGACGGTAAAAAAATGAGCGAGTTGACGCCAGCAGAGGAAGAAGCCTATGTGAAGGCGTGTTGGATTAATCCCGCACTGCCTTGCATGAGGGGCGCAGAGTTCAAGGTTCTACCGACGATGACAAAACGTTCTATGATTCACGAAGCATATCTGTTCACCGTGCAGCGGGAAGAGGAAATTGCGGATATCCAAGCAGAGATTGCATGGCTTGAATGGTCTTCTATTAAAAACAACAGCATTGGAAATATTCGGGAGCGTATTCTCTCCCGTGAGCAAGCTGCCCTTGCGGAGTTACGGCGGGGATGGAAAGGGATTGTTACGTACGGTAAGCCGTGGCGGTGGGTGTGCGAGCTTGGGGAGGTTGAAGAATGAGTGATGAAAATTTGGTTTCCAATCCTAAAACGTTCCACGATTTTCTCTATAACCAACTCACCCGTCGCGGATGGGACCTGAGCGATACAGAAATTGACTGCATAATAGAATCATACGAGTTAGCCAAGAAGGAGGTTGAAGGATGATCGCTCCCTGCGGAATTGAAATCAAGGTTGGGCAGGTTTGGTCGAGAGGTAGAACGTATTGGGACGTGATGGTCAAACGGTTCGAAGAAGACGGGACGATTGATTGTTGGCGAGTTTCTATGGGCAATGTCATGGTTACCATGAAGACGGTAAACCTAAAACAAAATGAATTCACTAACAAGCGCGGCGGCTACAAGCTCGTGAAGAAGGGTTCTGATAACGTTCGTCTCGCAGAGAAACTGGGGGAACATCATGCCTGATTTTTTAGAAGCTGAAATTTCTGAGGGTCATAAGGCTGCTGAAGCTGTGGCAAGTCACATGGAACGGATGAAAGCCGCTGAAACATCGTGGCTTATTCCCACCGAGCACGGTATGTGGAAAGTTTCGGTGGAACTGGTTGTATTTGATGGGTACACAGGGGAAGAAGTTGGCAGTTGAGATCGATGGTGGAATGGGCTTATGTGGGAGGCACTTCAATGAGAAAACTAGTTGACCAGACCGTAGAGCATGAACACGCGATTTATGCTTGTACCTGCCCGAATCAAGGTAAGCCAATCAACGGGTATACCACCTATTATCCGAATTGTGAGATTCATCGTCTCTTCCCACTGTACGAGCGAGACGTGGCAAGGCCAATTGACCGTGGTTGGAAAACTCTAAAAAAGCAGAGTAGTCATGAGTGAGTATTCTGAGATGAACTACATCCCGCTGGACAAGGCGTTTCTGTGCGTAGACTGCCGGGCAGTGGGGAACAGTCCCTTAATATGCCCGGCGTGCGCTTCCAAGGCCGTGCAGAGTTTGGCAGGAATTGTGGACAGGGAAACATCCGCGAAAGGAATAGCGAACGCGCCACAAGCCTCTGTGTGCCCAAATTGTCACGAGTCTGGTCTTGGGTGCAAAGAGTTCGGATGCTGGAAGTGGACACCGGAGGAGGAATCCGTGGCACGAAAAACAAGGAATGTTCCCGCGCCACGGGGCAATGACGGTCCTAAATTTCGGTAAAGAAAAGCTGCCCTTGGATGGTCGCCTTATAAACCACCTTCGCAGGGTTCCATTTCTGGGGGAAGGGAATCGTCTCACCGGTTGGTAGTGCGATCGTGGCGTGTGTCATGATGCTCTTGGGTGCGTAGTAGAGCGTAGATCCGTGCGTTAGGTCTTCCAGCTTTCCATCCGCGGCACCCTGGGCAAGACCTTGAGCCGTCTGCCACGCCGCAAGATCAACACCCTTCGACTTTGCAGGGTCAAGGCTGTACTCTGGGTCGCTCTTCACGCTCATGCTGGTAAACTGCTTGGGCTGCATGATGACACCCTCTATTGTGCTGGGATAGTTGCGGTGTCCTACTCGATTCTGCACGACGTTGATAATCGAGGTCATGCCTTCGCTCTGGCCGCGACGGTTCTCTTTCCAGGAGCACTCAGCAAGCAGTCTTTGTTCTGAATCTGTCATCGAATCTCCTAAAAAATGGGGCGCTCAGAGCTTTTAAGCACCCCTCCCTAAACTTGATCGCGCGGGACGTTTCCTCGGCCCATCCATCCTTCCGAATGGCGCGTAGCATATTGCTCGCCACGCAAACTGCTACTGACCAAAGATGTAAGCCAGCCCCGTGCTAATGCTCCACCCATTCTTTGAACCGACGCGCTCATACAGGAACTGCCCTGCATTCCAGGTCAGAGCATCCGTAGTCTTGTATTTCATCTGTCCGCCAGCAAGAAATGAAATGTTCGACTTGCTTGTAGTTCCAGAGTTAATTAGGCCATTGCCCACCGCAGCGCTGAAATTGACTGCCAGATTGTCGCTCGAGAAGTTGGTTTTCTTCAAGATCGATGACAGGTCCGGCTGATACGTCAGGCCACCAGCATAAATCTGGAGGTTTTCGGTAGACGCCAAAAACTCATGGCCATCAAGAAACAGATGGTTCGCCTTCGTCTTTCCCCAATCCAGGAAGTTGACAGATTCGGTTGTGTGCGACGCAGCGGTCCACTCGTTGTTGTAGTGGAAGGCTACAGCGTCAGACGACGCAGCGAGAGAGATCTGAGCGTGCGCCATTGTGCCAAACAAGATGAGTGATACGAATGCCAGAATGCGTTTCATGGTTTCTCCTTGTGAAGATTTGCAGCGCAACCTTTAATAAAATTCACGCTGCTAAGTTTTGTTTCGTATGCGCCGTCCTGCATCGGTTATTGGACCTCACTTGTTCAGGTTCAGCGTGTTTGCGCCATCCACCGGGGTTCCATCGGAGCCGAACAGGGAGGGCAGTAAGGCATGAACGGTCGTCACGATGGACTCTGCGACTGTGACAGCCCACAGGATAATGGTGTAGGTGGTACTATTTCCAGTGACGTAGGGCTGGGCAACCGAGACGAACCCAAACTTTACAGCGGCTTGCGTAAACAGTGAAATGATCTGCGAAAACTTTGTGACTGACATAACGTTTTTCTCCTTTGCAATCTTCTCAGCTTTGCGCCAGAAGGTGATGATTTTCCAGATTTGAACAGGATTCAGCATTGTTCCCTCACAACTACTTCGTTTTACTCTCTTCTTCGTCTTCAGGCTCCGGCAAGGGATTGGTTGGTATGTCACAGGGAACTGGTTTTTGTATCGGAATCGGATTTGGATCGTGCGGGTTTGGCGGCTTAAAAGACATGTCGTGTTTCTCCTATAGTCGATTCAATGTCTGAATGACCGGATTTGTCAACCTGAGAAGATTCTACCTCAGAATCCATGATCTTCTGCTTGTTTTTTCTATTTTGCGCAGATGAAGGAGCGGCATAGAATCCAGGCGTTACGTCAGCAGGTATGCGGAGTCGGAATTCAATTCGGTCAATCTGCTCTGCCATCGTAGCGTTCTGTGTTTTGACATCTGCTATCTCAGTAGCCTGTGTCTTCAACGTGCCTTCCATCGTGCCTAAACGGACCTCGATGCGGACAACAAACCCACCAACGGCGAGGGCGGCAGCTACCGTGATTCCCATAATCCATGCGCCGTACCTTAACACCTTCGGCAGGTCAACCTCAATATTGTTGATGTCCGACATTCATGGCCCTTTCGTGCCCCTGATTTACTTCTTCAAAACCCACCCCAACACCGCCACTAAAACTAATGCTATCAGACCTGCTACCCACTTCAGCGCCGCGTTCAGAGGATTCGTTGACGCGGCAGACAAAGCGATCTCATTCCGCACCGCTAGCAGCAGAGCATCCGCATCGCGGTCATGTCGGGCTTCGTGGTCATTCACCCACTGCTCCAGCATTGCTACGCGTTCGTTGATCGGTTTGGGTCAGGATTCGTTCATTGTTAGACTGCTGTTGCACCAGTCAAAAGTGTGGTCATGCTGCTGTGATTTTTCAGTGCCAAATACGCTTGCATCTGCGCTATATCCTTCACCGTCGTTGGTTGCACGCCAGACGGATCAGCGCCAGGAGCACACGCAAAGTTATTAGTGTACAAGGGGGTATTGCCATCTGACGAATCATAGAACGATGCAATTCCGGTTGCCACCGCGTTATTGCCAGCGGTAGCCGTAGCCGTAGCTGCCGTGGCATAGATCGCATAGCTCACCACAGCCTGTTTTGCGGAGTGTTCTATAGCAACATTTGTGATACGCAGATATGCCGCTGTGAGTGCAATGCCGCTGTCCGTTGTGTAGTTCGCTAACTGATATGCCATTTCTCCCTCATCTCCGAATCCGTGATATACGGATTCATGTTGATTTCAAACTTGATTGGTCCGTTCTCGCTTATCCACCAGATCACGCGATTGCCAGATGCTGTGGTTACAGTTACGTAGAGTTCTGTTGGACTTATGCTGGCACTTGAAGCCGGAGAACCGCCTTTGATAAAGGCATATACATTGACACACAAATTGCTCAAGTTAGTGAGCGATGTGATAGTCGCCGAATCAGTCTGGAAATGCCAAGTAACGCTGCCGGACACGAAATCGGTTGCCGAGGTGCTGCATCCTCCGTTCGTAAAATAACTTGCAGCAACTTCCGCAATGTTTCCATCGTGACTGCTAATTGTCGCATTACTAATCATGGTCAACGTAACAGAACCGCTAACTGCTTGGTTTGCCCAAACATAACTTTTTGAGGCGCTACAAGAAATAGTGCTTGAAATGCAATTTGTCGTCCCCAATGTCGTGCTGGTGTTGTACGTTGCTGCCATGCAGCCAACTGAACACGCAAGCATCGCCAGAATTACTAAGATTCTTTTCATGTGATCTCCTTAGTATGTGGAGCAGAGTGATACGGCTAGACCTGCTGCCGTCGAATCTGCTGTGGATGGCCCAACAAAGGTAATTGCATTTCCAGCCGTAACGGATTTTGCCGATGAGATCGTGAATGTTCCGCTTGTACCCGCAGCCGCAAACGCAATTGTGCCGAAACTGGCGCCGTTATCGTCGATGCTGAACGTTGTGCTGGCTGTGGCTGCTGTTGAAAGAGTGGCTTCCGACGTGCATGCCACTCCGACTGCTGTCACGGACCCGCTTGCCGGAATTGTCTGTGCCACCGGGCTAAGGTATTTTGCAATCACCTGCGATGCTGTATAAACCGTCGCATTCGTATCCGCGAAAGCAAGCGGATGCACCTGGGCGGGCAGCGCCGTCAGACTCGCGCCGCTACCGCTGAAGGATGGGGCATTCACCGGGCCATAAATAGTAGCTGCACCGGATACGGAGTCGAGCTGAAGTATGTCGATTGCTCTGCCATTATTGTAGAACCGATATCCTTGGCCGGTGATGTTGCGTGGGGCTTCCATAACAATCCCGCCAGAACCGTAGCTTGCTCCGATATAGCCGTTATGGTAAGACGTTCCATCATAACTTTTTAGAATGAGTCCTCCGATACCTCCGTTTTGCGTATCCATCAAGGTCAACTGGCCACCGCTTGTAGCTCCCCCGCCTCCATAATTGTTGGTCAGCGTCGGGGTTTGCGTTCCGAAAGATGTTAAATCGTGGCAACTGTCAATCCAGCCAGCATTGCAGGTATGGTTTGCAGGAGCTACGGAGTAATGGCTTCCCTCAAATGGAAAAATCTGGACATAACTATAGCCATCGACTACAACTGAATAATCCGAACCGTCTGCGGTATCAATCGTTCCTCCCCCAATGTATATGTATGAACCTTCATTATTGGTGGAAGAACCAATCTGCACCGCCGCGTTGCCTGACGAGTGGTTGGCATTGAAGTAATTGTCCGTTAGAGTCACATAGCTCCACCCAGATGGAATGTTCACGGCATAGACAACGTTCTCTATATCGTCCCCAACCATGGTCAATTGTGCTGAGCTGCATTGCGACCCGGAGCAGTTTAATTCAACTCCATTGGTATAACTGGAGTTGACCTTGATGTTTTGGATACGCCCACCGCCTGAACCAGCTATGTAAATAGCGCTGTCCCCCGAGTGGCCCAGACTAGTGTCTTCTGAAAATGTTGTGTTTGTTACAGACCAGTCTCCTGCATCCGTGCTGACCGTGTTGTCTATATGAAGAGAATGCTCCACGCAGTCCATCATGAGCGAGTTGTCCATGTACCAATACTCGCCAACTTCATGGTCAACACAGCGGTAAAAGCTCTTGGCATAGAAATTCTGAAAGCTCACATTCTGCCAATAGTCAGTACCGTTAACAAACACACCCGAGCCTGCTGTCGGGCGCGTACTTGATGTGTTGCTCACCCCGATATTCTGGAATAATCCTTTGTCTGATGTCACTGTAAACAGCACGTTTGTTGGACTTGAATCTTGAATCACGCTTATGCAATCTTCGACGTTGGCCTGCTCCTGCGTGCAAGAGCCGTCGCCGTAGATCGTGAATGGGGCTGTAATGGTGAAGCCACCAGTTGTTAGGTATTTGCCCGCCGGAAAATAAAGTGCCCCGCCATATGTTGACGAATTGAGATAAGCTATCGCCGATGTAATAGCTGCTGTATCGTCTGTTACTCCATCGCCGACCGCTCCATAAGCCTTTACGTTGATCTGGTTAAACCCATCTCCGGCCTCAAACGTACTGCCAACTTTGAGGCTTCCCTGAAAGCCAACCACCGAAGACGTACCCGTACCGGTCTGCGTGATTCCGGAGTTGCCCAGCGCATTCGGACCGGTGAACATAGCAAGTTCGCCGGTTGTGCCGGAAACCGTGCCCCCTTCTAAATCATTTACCGAGAATGGTCCATAGGTCCCATAGGCAGAAACCACCCAATAATCAACAATCCCACCAGCATACCAGAAGCCAACATTTGCTGTCACACTAGAACTGGCCGTGCAGGTGCTCCCTGGCAATTGAACCATTTGAGTCGTAGCGGGGCACGCGGTGGATTCGGTCGAATCGGTGTATGTAGTGATCGGAGCGGCTTGGCACGCTGCCAGCGTTGTACTTGGATGAGTGCAGATGTATACTGCCGAGTTCGACAGCCACAGAGCTTCCGGCAAGTATCCCTCTGAATAGGCCACAGTGGGGCCGCTAGTCTGAATGGGAATATCAACTCGTACAGCCTGACCAAAAGCACCAATGGCTGATAAAACAAACGCGGTGACTGCAAAAATTCTACTGGTTCTGTTCATCTTGATTCTTACTCCTGTCTAAAAGTTGCAGCAAGCCTCCATAGGCGGCTGGTACAAGTGTACGTTGTACTTCCGGATTGTAGATCGCGCGGGATGCACCTGTAACGAGTGCCGGAGCCGCTGTACCAAGCGCCCCCCCAATAGCCGCTCCCCCCAGCATTCCAGGAATACCGCCGCCGTTCTCGTGCCCTTTATATGCTCCGTAGATAGCTGCACCAGCCGGGGTGAAATATCGTCCTCCCGGTCCAAACGATTCATGCTGATGTTCGGCAGGAATCAATGCAGATTCCCGAGCCATGATCGGTTGATATTCAGGAACCTGTTCTCCGATTGAGGCGTTCAATTCCCCACGCGCCGCATTGCGCATTCCTGCAAATCTGTTCGTAGTTCCGGGATTAAAACTTCCTTCCGGTTGCCACTTGTCCAACCCCTTGCGAAGATTCCACGCATCTATCGGAGTAACGTTCTCTGGAATCGGTTCCCCTGTATTGAAGCGCGTGGAAAGACGATCTAAAAGCTGATTTCCTCCCGCCGCGATATTCTCCGCATTCTCCGCCGTAGCTTTTCCGATAGCTTGACGTGCCGCGTTCCTTGCAGGAAGCAGCGAAACAGAATTGTTTGGAAGCATCGACGGTATAGGACCACCATGAGCTTCAGGAGGACGAATCAAAACTCCCTGGTTTAATGCACGTCCTCCAGTCTCTCCCGGAACCTCGCCGATGTACTGCGCCTGTCCCATTCCTTCAGATTGACCGAAGTCACTAGTCCGCATGTTTGTTTCCCCACCGGACAACTGTTCAGGAAACTCAACTGCATGGCCTGGAGCACTGCTCAATTGAGCAGATGGTGCTTGGAGCAGAGGGACCGTTGGACGATCTGCCTGTGTGAGTATAACCGGACGAGAAAGCGTTCCACCCGTAAAACTTGGCTCCGCTAGAGGAATTTCCTGATTACCGGAAGTCAGCAATCCTCTCGCTTGGTTTGGGCGCTCACTAGCATTCCGAAGCACGTCCTGTGCTTGGTTATTCAGCTCCGTAACTTTATTCTGCGCGGCCTCCCTTACTCCGTTGCGCGTAACAGCGGTTGCGGGAAGATCGGTAAGAATTGCCTTTCCTGTAACGTGTCCAGGTGTTCCCTTGATTCCTTGCGCAAACTCTGTCACGGCAGGAGCCGCTGCATGAAGAGCCTCGCCTACAACACGTCCACCAGCGCCCATAGCGGCACCAGCTACCGGAGAACCACCCTGAGCCGCGTTCACGGCCCCAGAGGACAGCGCAGAAGCGGCAATACGGGAAACTGGTCCTGATCCTTTACCAAGCCACGGTAAGAGCGTAGCGAGCTTTGCAGCACCCTTTTCTTCAGCCCCTCCGGGAAGTGCAAACTCTGCGGCTTGCTCGATTCCTCTTCCCACCTTCCCAGCGGTGCTATTCGGAGCTTGCAGAACTTCGTCTGTATCATTCGGAGCAGGAAAATTCTTCGGAGAAATAGCGTGCGCCGCTGCACCGGCGGGGTAACCGATAGTTGCAAGCGTATGAAGCGCACCTGATCCAATTCCCCCTAGGGAATCACCGACATTCTTGACTATACCGCGTCCTAAGTCCTGCACACCTTGCGCGGACCTGTCTTTCTGGTAGGCTTCCTGCGGCGTCATGCCGCCATGATCTTTGTTCGTGTCGAATTTGTAGCCACGCCCCTGTGCGGATTCCATGTTTCCATAGGGGATTTGCAACTTATGCCCCGCATTATCCCACATGGAATAGGTTGCCTGTCTGCCGGGATTTTTCGTCAGAGGATTAACGGCATTGGAAGAGGACGCGGGCGCAGGGCCGACAATCTGATTGATTTCTTCAGGCGTAGCGTCATCGGGAACCATGATAGTTCTTCCATCGGCATGGATTGTGCGTGGCATTATTGTTTCACCAGCTTTCCATCTTTTCCGCGTACCCAGTTCTCCACTTTACCGCCCTGCGATCCATTTCCATAATCCTGTGGGCCGTGATGAACCGTTCCAGCTTCCACAAACCCCTGAGCTGTCTTCCTGGCTTCTTCGAGTGACGTATGAAGTGCAGCCGGATTCATCTTCGGGTCATCGATAGCATTCAAGTCATGCAAGATATACTTTCCGCGGCCACCAAACACAGCCGCGCTGTGATCGTTCAAGTACACTCGATCTGTGAGGAATAACTGAGCGTCGGGAGATTGCGAACCAAGCCATTCCTTGATCTTGGTAGCGCGCCCTGCGCCTGGTCCAAAGATTTCGGGATGACCATCGACAATATCTTCCATTCGGACGGAACGCGCCACCGCGCTATTGGCAAGATCGCCCTTTGTGCGCTCTGCTCCCACCGGCTGCGGATTATAGAATTTCTCTTGGTCGAATCCAAACTTCTGGAAATTGAGCCCGAGTTGCGCCCGAGCGGTAGAGGCCCTTGAAGCAGACGCTCCGGCCATTGTCTGACGACTCGTAGCGTTTTCCCATCCCAGAGGGTCAATAGCCTTCAACTGCTGCATGAGGCGTTCTGCTTCAGGACCATTACCTTCATCCATCGCCTTTTTGACTCCATTTTGCAACTGTTTCTTTATGTCAACAGGCTTTGGAGTACCAACAATCGGCTTGCCATCTGGCGTGGTGAGCGGAATACCAATTCCCGGATTATTAGGGTCGATTCGGTACATCGCTCCGTCGGCTCCCTGAATCGGCTTGGCAAGATCGAGTTTGGTCTGATTATTGTTTTCAGCAACGCTCTTACGTCCTGCCACAGTAGAGGCGTTCGCTACAAGCTGTTCCTGCTGCTGTGGGGTAAGATTCAGCCCACCCCATTCAGGATGCTGTGCAAGCACTTCAGGGGGAAATTCTCCAGGCGTAATCTGCTGTGCGTGAGCCCTGTAAAACTCTCCCTGCGCCTCGTGAGAACCAGCTTCAGATTCCTTGATACGGTTGGCTTCTTCTTCAGCTACCGCGCTACCTGCTTGTCCAAGTTGTTCGTTATGCTGCTCTGTCGTTCCCGGCATGATCTCGCCGATAGATGACAGCGAATTTCCAAGCACAGGAACGCCCTTCAGAGACATTGCAAGGTCAGCCGCCGTCGCCGGTATCTGTCCTAGAATTCCAGCAATCTTTCCGAGTGCAGGATGATCCTGTCCGAAGTCGCTGCTCGTGATCTTGTGGTAAACATTCTCCAGCGCAGGTTTGCTGTTTTGGAGGCTGGATAGACGCGCCTCGTTAGGAGTTGGACCATTCACGCTTGGTTGCGCAGGAAATGATGGATTCGGAGATGATTTTTCTGGAAGAGTAATAGGGGGAGCCACTGGACCAGATGTAGATGCACCTCCGGCGGGCATCATAGCAGGGGCCTGTGTTCCAGCGGGAGGAATCCCGTCGCGAATAGAAATCTGCTGCTGGAGAAGAGCTTTTAGTCCAGGATCGGCAAGAATCGGATTGACTGACTCTTGATACCCATTATTGCCCGTATTTTGATCGATAGAATTCAGCATCGTTAGCCATTTCTGGACAAAGAATCAGTCAAAGCCTTTTGTGATGATGCTCCAAACGGGTTACTCATCACACCTTGCATAATCGGCATGGAAGTTCCACTGATCTCATTTCCGCCGAAAGATGGAGATGAAGCAATCGGGTTTTCAATAGAATTCCCTGGTTGACTGTTTGGAACTCCGGTATCTCTTCCCGCTGCTCCTATCAGCCCACTCACAGCCTTCTGAGATTCTTGCACCACTGGACGTTGCAAGAAAGCGTCTGCCTTTCCAAGAAAAGAAGAGGTTGAAGCAGGAGTGCTACTCGTTCCAGCACCGCTTCCAACTCCTCCCATTTTGTCAATGCTAGACGCTGCCTTTTCTGCTCCATGACCAATTGCAGAACCCGCCGCCATCGCACCATGACCGACTGCCGCGCCCGCTGCTGCTGTGCCGTGTGCTAATGCCATGATTGCAGGAACGAAAAATGCCATGATCTGTACCTCTTAGAAGAGTTTACTCCAGATAGATTTTGTTTTCCCCTCGTTTTCGAGGGCATCGTTCGATGCGTTGAGGTTATTGCTTGCCGCGTTCAGGTTAGACGAATATAGACCACCCAAGCCGGAAATTCCCTGTTGCTGCTTCTGATTGGCAAGATTTGCGCTGGCGGTTTCCGTACCAACCGCCGATTTGGAAAGATTCTCTCCCGCTCCGCGTACAGATGATCCAATAGCATTCTGGGCTGCTCCAGCATTACGGGTACGCGCTGCATATAGGCCGCCTTGTCCCACAGCGCCAGATGTAGAACCTCCAGCACTCTGCTGAGCCGCTGTATTCATCTGCGCTTTCTGCATGGGTGTGTAGCCTGACGGGTGCGCTGCTTCCGCTTGCAGAGTAGGTTCCAATCCTCCATAGATGTTTGAGGCGTTGGCATTCTCTGCATTGGCCGAGTTCATTGCGGATGCCGAATTGGAGAACAAATTTCTAGATGCTCCCTTACCCATTTGGAACCTTCCAATCTCGAATCGTGAAGCTAGGCCAGTTCTTTGCCCATCCAAACCATTTCACGAGATGCCTTCCATGCGATTTCTCAATTTCTGGAGGAAGAAACGCATTTACTTCTGTAATCCCCTTCGGCACTAGAATGTCCCTAATCGACTCGTGAAGCATCTTGATAGCCTCCATCTTCACCAGAGGATGAATATTTCCATTTTCAGGGCATATCAGAACGACTTCCGCAATCCGTTTCGCCGTCGCCGCCATGATCGGCCTATCTTCATCATCCACCACCACCTGAGCAGCCTCCGATGAATTCACGTCTGGAAATGGAAAATTCCATCCTCGTGCTTCATGAATAGACTTTAGCGCTGAAATGTCGCGTTCCTCTATTGCTCTGACCTTCATTGCGCTCCTCTTGCTGGAGGTTTGCTCCCGCGATATGCCCCACCGAACCCTGGAGGCTGCCCAGCGCGGGTTGTTCCTGCACCTTGAGATGGAAGAAGATCGCTTGTTCCTCCCCCTCCCACAACTGTTTTATTGTGGCGTACCGCTGGGGTAGATAATCCATTCGGATATGTCGCCCTGACTTGGTAAGAAGCCTTCAAGTTTCCCACCGGCAAGACTCCATTTCGCGAACTTCCAACATCGTAAGTATGTGTCACACCCGAGTCTGAGGTCGCATCGATCTTGTAGCTTAGCCCCTTGTAAAAGTCTGCATTGTGCGAAATTGAGAACTGAACCCCTTGAGGATGAGAAACTACTTTTAGGGCGTCTGGAGTGGGAGGAGCCGCAGGAGTTCCTTGTAGATTGAAATTTCCCTGTTGTTCCAAGGTTCCAAGACCACTTTTCACGTCAGACAGAGCCTCGAACAGACGAGCTGAATACCCTTCGTCCGTTGGTTTAGCGGTTCTCAACCAGTCGAGATTTCGCAGTTGTGCGGTCATTTGTTTACACCACTGATTAGAATCCTAGCATTTCTGAATGCCGCTTCCAACTTCGTAAGAATAAAGCTGTTATCTGTTCCGCTCACTGGGGAACTTGAAATCTTGATCGCAATATGATCTCCAGAAGCCATTCCACCGCCAAAATTCCTGTGTCCATAATAGTTTGGCGTTAGTACGCGCGTCGTTGAAAGCGGCCATGGAGTCGCCATATCGTTTGGATAATAGGTGAGTGTCACCTGTGAATTCGTATCTCCTGGCATTGGCTGAATCATTGCCATCACAAACGCCAGAAGTAACCGACCGGCCTTCAACTGAAGCTGTTCTGCCTTCTCTGGTTCAAGGAAGAAATATGTCACGTAGTACGGATAAATCTGGCCGAAATCATCGTCAGTGAACTTGGCGGGGTTTAGCGTATAGACGTTTCCATACCCAGCCGACGATCCGAGAGATTGTCCATTTCCCCCAAAGAAGCAGTTAGTGAGCTGACCCGCTGCGCGATACATCCGCGCTGCTCCATTCATCGGCCTAAGCCAATGCGTCCACTTGCGTGCGTTGTCCGTAGCAATCAATTTTCCAGCAAACGAGGGATGGAATGGAGGCGAGTTCGCAATGGTATCCGCACTTCCAAGATGCTGGTAATTGAGTACGTAAATCTGATTGGGAGCTGTTGCCGTTCCGATGGGCAATCCGAACATCAGCAGACGCGCTACGGGGTCGTTAAGTCCCCACGCGGTCAATGCTGCGCTCATATTGATCTGAACAGTTTTATCTTCCTTGATTGGGTCATTCCAGTTCGGCTGAATCTCCTGCGATATTTTCTCGACCTTTCCACCCCCGCAGATCATTGCGCCGGTATCGCTTCCCCAAGCAAACCAATCGTCACCACCAGCCTGAGTTGCATCGTCGGCTTGGCTTGTGATGAGAGTGAATGCCGAAAGCGCCCCGCACTGCCCCTGAATTGGCTCTACTTCCCATCCCGAAGGCTCTGTCACTGTGCTTCCATTGGTGGAATGCAGTTTTCCAGTAGGAGACTGGGTAAGCAGGTACAGTGTTCCGCGATTGACGGTCATATCCATCAACTTTGCAGTGTCAATCGCCCCCCACGGTCCTGTGTCTCCATCGATTCCCTCGGGGTTGTTCGCATAACTGTCGAGGGCGTTCTGATCGAGATATGGAGTTTCTGAAAATATAACGTTAATCTCATCAAGCGAAACGATGAGTGGAGTTATGGATGATGCGGAACTCCCACCAAATTCTATGACGAACTCCAAATCTTCAGGAACATCATTCGGCAATGCAAGACTTAAATCTGCCTCAAACCACTTCCAATCTGTCGAATTTCCAATGTGGACTGTTGCCGTCGAAGTGAACGACGTAGAAGCGCTTTGAATATGGAAATTGATGTATGGAGCATCCGTGTACGCTGCTCCATTTGTTTTTGCCTTGAAACGAACAGAATACGTTTGGTTACCCACAAATATAGGTTCACCGTACACATCCAGATATCCCGGTTGCCAAAGGGTCGAAACCACGTCAGTCTCAAGAGTTACTTGAAGTGCGATTCCACCAGGAGCATCTACCAAAGAACCATTTGATGAGATTCCTCCGGTTGTGCTCCATCCCAATGGAACGTTTGGAGAAGATGAACTGTATCCTCCCTCGAAACCTAGATTAAGAAGATTCTGGATGCAGTTTCTCTGGCCCCAAGTCTGAAGTCTGGATAGATATGTGCTAAATCCTAAAGCCCCATCAAGCACGATCTGGTTTGCAAGATTGTTCCCCATGATGCTGATACCAATGGCTGCATAAAGGGTGTTATCCGAGAAGTCAAGAAATGCTGTCGTCGTGGTGTTGTCGTTGATCACGGTAGACGTGGAAATAACCTGTCCTTCGAGTTGAGCAGGGACAGGAATATAGTAGAACGGAGGAATCTCCCCAGGAACATCCGGTTGCGCTCCAGTGAAAGCGAGAATGCGAGAAATCGTGTCTGGAGGTCCAATAGGGATATCTGTGACGCTGACATACTGACCGCCATTAGCAATGAACGTGATGAATGGTCCAGGCTTAGTGATAGCACTATTTCGAGTCTTAAAAAGAACTTGGAGCAAATGCAGACCGGGACCAGCCTGACCGAATGGCGTAACAGTTCCAATCGCCGTCGTTGCTCCACTTGGTCCCGGCTGATAATAATAGAAATGCGTTGGGTCCACTACTTCGGTAACATAGAAGGTTCCCTCCCAAGCGAATCCTACAGTACCGCTTGTCCAAGTTCCATCTCCGTAAGTAACTGCGACATAGAACGTTGTCTCTGTCGGGCACGAATCAATCTCGAAGTATGTCGGAGTTGGAGTATTGTCTGGTATCGGCCATGAGACATAGATATTTCCCGTGTTTGAAGTAGCATTTATTACATCTGGATCGGTTGCGGTAATCGGAGTCTGCACATAGGAAACCTGATTAGGAGAAGGAATTTTCTCAACCGTAAACGTTCCATCAAAGCTAAACGATGTATCGCTAGTCGATGTCGTTATTCCAGAATTTTGAATCACGCTCCCAACTGTTAGATTGTGACTTGATGTTGTTGTTAGAGTCGTTGTACCGCTTTCCCACTGTGCAGAAGTTACAGCAGAAACAAGGCCGGGCTCTACCCCAACAATCGACACATCAATACCAGGAATCAAGCCGTGCGGCTGCGTAGTAGTTACGAGGGCCATGCCAGATTCCGTTTCATTGTTTATGACGATTGATGAAACAATGGCAACGGTTCCTGATCCAGAAAGCGTGTAGTAAATCGTCAATTCAAAGGGTGGAAACAGAAATAGTCTTGTCCCATCGCTATAGCACGACACGGCAAATCCAAATGTGGAGTCATTGACGATTGATGGGGTAAGCGCGGCTCCCCACAAATCAGCAGAGCTACCATAAGATGTGGTTGTGTATGCTGTAGTGATTGGAGTTGCTGGAGATTTTAGCGTTCCCTCCAAAGCTCCCTCATAATACAATGCGACTTCCGCTACAGTTGAGTTTGCAGTCGATCCCTGTGACCTCGCACCAAAAGTAACGACAGCTCCAAGTATCGTAGCTACTGATGGAATATTGAATCCAAATTTTGTTGCGACAAAACCTGAAAGTGGCGAGGTTCCAGGATTAAAGTTCGATCTCCACTGGCCTTCAACGTAACTCCATCCGCTATATGTGGTTTGGCCGCTACTCCCCGCAGGAGAAGTCTTTAGCTGATTTACACTAGTGGAGTTAGAGTCTGGAACATTGGAAATCTGAGCCTGATAACCAACCTTCATATTATGCGCGGTGGCTGTCGAGGCAAGGACTTGATTATTAATTCTGGTGAGCGCATTGCCGCTAGACGCCAACTTCGATGAGGCAAGAGCTACGCTAACTACCTTGGGAGCGCCACCGGGACCACACTGCGTTACTCTATCGAGATATGTCCCATCGTACTGAAGAGGAATTTCAGAGCCGTGAAGACCGTCAGAAATGGCAATATATTCTCGACCAAACTTGGTCATAGAGCGGCAATAACTACCGGGAGTTGATTGAAGCAACAGAACAGGAACACCAGGATTGTTGGTCAAGTCTTCTACAAACAATCTTCCGGCAGAATCAAGATACAGATTCTTGATTTCGCCTGTAGGAGTTTTGAAACTCTTTCCATAGACAGCCGTTGGGATGACCCCATTCACGGCAGGAAAGGTGATTCCGGTAATTTTCTGAAATGCCGGTCGAGAACCTACATCTCCTGGAGCAAAGACTACTTCTTGGTTATCAGGAGATACACCTTCCGGCAACGAATCGGGAGACACATCTGTAACCCACGATCCGTAGACCGTTAAGGGTGCGCCAGCCGCTCCCGATGCGTTGATTGGCATGAGTTACCTCCCCAGAGGAAACCATGCGCGAAATTTTACCGTGGTGGACGCAAGCAATGCGCCATAAGCGCCAGCAGCAAGTTGAGCAAACGCTCCAGTAGTACCCGTGAATGTCGATGTGATTATGGGAGCTTGCACGCCGGTAATTCCAGCAGCACCAGCCGCCTGTGTCAGCGCCCCGCCATTGGTAGCGACAACCGCCGTCACCGTGGCATTTGTGCCGGTCGTGATCGTGGGAGCGGTAGACGTGGATACGATAGTCCCGCTAGCAACTCCAGGACGAAAAATCTGGAGGGTTCCGTTTGCGCTTGTCGTTCCCTTGGCATACACAAACTGCAACCCGGTCGCCGTCTGTGAACCAGCAATAGGCTCTTCGTAAACCTCAACCTTTACTGGAGCAGAATTGCTCAGTATGCCCTGCACGGCAAACGATAGCACATCGCCACCAGCTGCATAGTTACCAGAGAACGTAAGTGACCCGGTGTAAAACTGTTCTCTGTCGGTTACGTCTGCCCCTTGCGGAAGAATGCTGTTATTCAACGTGACTGTAATCATGTTTCCTCCTACCAAACCTGCATTCCATACCCTTCTCCACGCCGTCCGCAATAGGGGCCACGCTGAGTAGGTACGCGCTGTTTTTGTGAAACTTCGATGTTGTAAATCTGCCGTGCGGCCTGTTGAGCCTTCGTGGTAAACGATCCCGACAAATCTTCTCGCGCCTGAACCACTTCATCGCAAATGAAATATGCAAGCGCAGTCTTCGCACGCATCAGAGGAACTGGACGCTGGTTCCACAGAATAGTTCCATCCGAAGATGTTTCAAAATCTGGAAGATAGATCGCCAGTTCCATCCGTAAATCCATAGAATAGATAGACCCTGGCATATAGAGAGTGTTGTTTTCCCACTGCCACCATCCGTTGTATGGACCCTTACGAGTCTGTGGAAGCTCATCCTTTGCCATGGCCATAGACTGAAACCGGCAATTGTATCCCGTAATCCTCTCGCTGATCTTCAACGGAAGAATCATGTTTTGGGGGAGAACGGACACGTAGGGAGGAAGATAGTTTGCTCCACTAGCATTGACGAATGAACTCCATGTAAGCGAAGTCCATAATGCTGGATCAGTTCTATCGACTACGGGATACCCAAGGCCAATGAAAGGCATCTTGAACGCAGAATATCCGAGCGTAGCAAGAAAGAATTGAAGTTCTCTCCAACCAGCATTGCTGTATTCCTGCATGAAGGGCTGCGCATCCTGAAGAATATCTCCAGCCAGTGAACCAATCGTATCCAGCATCTTCGAGCGCACTAGATTAAGCACGGAATCAACTGTGTCATAGGGTGCGCTCGGTGCTGGGTTAGGAATAGGCATTACGACTCTTTACGGGGCCGGCCAGGGCCACGCTTTTCAGATCCTTCAATCGCTTTCCGCAACTGCTCATCGGCGGCTTGCAGTTCAAGGTAAAGCTCCATGTTGACAACATGTCCAGCTTCGCAAGTCGCTACATCTGGATCGCAGAGGCGTCCGCACATCTTGCATTTTACGCGGCCAATCGGATTCGCATCAATCATCCATGGAGAATCTTGCGGATTGTCTCGGCCAAGAATTCGAGCAGCTACAAAATGCACTTCAGGACGCACAGCCCGGGCGAAGAGCTTGCGGTCTGTGGCGTAAATGTCTCCAGCCCACTTCACGATCTGACGGCACTCCTCTTCAAGCGCAAGGTGAGCATTCTTCAATTCATCGGATGTGGGAGTCGCATTGCGCGTGGCGAATATACCAAACCGCACAAGGCTTCGTGCCGGATGCTGGCCACGTCCAATTCCAAGCATAGACTGTGCAAAGTTCCAACCGTCTTCAGTCAGAGAGGACATTTCATCTTCGGATTTGATGACGTATTCCTCCATGATGACTGAAATAGGTGGTTCCCATTCTCCAGTTACCGAATTGAGTACAAGCATTTCTGCATAGTCCTCGCCTTGCTTACAGGCGGGAATGTTGAATGTTCCTGTCGATCCGGTATTGACGGTCTGGGACCAGGGGCCGACATTGAAGATGTGAATCTTCTGACTCTTCAAGTCCTCAATCACCTTGAGTTTGATCGGCAAAATACGTGACTTTCCAATGGAATGTTTCTGATCGATAGCCCTGTCGGCCACTTCACGCGGAGTATGCAAAGCCTTATTACCAATGGCAATGCCCGTAGGAGTGAGAGGAGCCGCTTCTGAATTCATTATCGCCATGAAATCTCCTAATATCCTGCTACTGCAAGTTCACCCGACGTTGGCGTGATGGTTCTGGCTCCACGAGTGGGAAGCCCGAATTTTCGTGCATCCTGAATTTCAGGGAATGACTTCTGAGCTTTGACGTGACCACCAATGTTTGCAGCCCTTATTCCAGCTACGCGCATACGATCTTTTGCCTGATCGAAAGCAGTCTGAAGGCGATGCCGTTTTGCGTCAGCCTGAGATTGTTCAATCGCCGCCTTGTTAGCGGCAGAGGAATTGTACTTCGCCTTGTTCACGAGAGCCGCCACGATTCCCGCAGCGCCAATCATCTCAGGTTTGCGAAATGTCCAAACCCACTGAAACGAACCATTACGCGGATAGGGACCAGTTAGACACAAATGCGTGGTAGGGTCTTCCCACTCAGCCTTGTACTCGATTTCGGTCTGCTTGGTAAAGTCAAAAGCCGAAACCCATTTTTCCATGATCCACTTATCGCCAATGTATTGGTAGGTAGGGACTACTCGATAGCCGGCAAAGCCGTCCGCGAACTCCCCACCCACCAGATGTCGAACCGATGGAGCAAACACGATCCTGAATAACGGTTCTGTTCTCCCAGGAATCAGCCCAAACTGAGCCATTGACATGGAAGGCCAATGGCTCGGCTCAGGAATTGCTCCACAGATTTGGATTCGTTCAGTCAAGCGTTACTCCTACTGACCGTACAGGCCCTTTTCGATGGCGATACCGTTGAGGAAGGCATTCATACGGGTGTTGACCCATACTAGGTTACCTTCATAGACCATGTAGAAGACGAGTCCGGAAGCCTGACCACCAGACTGACCAACAAGGCCAAAGAGCGTCTGACCTCCGACGTCATAGAAGTCGATGGACTTGGTTTCGACCATCGAAGCATTCTTGAGAGCGAGGAAGTCAATGTATCCTGGTACAGCGCGTTCGTTGATGAGCCACCGGCGGCCGGCAATCGTGGGACTCGCTTCACGCTTCAGCATATCCTCAGACTCAGAACCCTTCATCTCGGCCATGTTGATGTGCTGAACCAGAAGGGCATTCTGTTCCCAAGCATTCTGCTCATTCACGGTAGCGTGCGCCACCAGTTCATCAGCATCAGCCTTCTTCTTGCCCATCGCAAGCTGAATTTGAGAATGCACTGCGCGAACAACCTGGGGCGTCAGAGCGCCATTCACAGGGATGTTCTGGGCAATGTACTTGCCAGCCCACGCCGAACGCTGCACGGTAAGCCAGTTTCCTGTGTTCGTGGAAACCTGATAGTAGCGCAGACCATTCAAGCCGGTATTTGCCTGACCAGAAGCGCCGTTTACCATCAGTTTCATTCCGGCAGTGATTGTGCCAACGGGAACTGGGTTCAGTAACCAGATAACGTTCGAGGAAATATCAGAGTCCTGGACGGTGATAGTGACTTGAAATGCTCCACCTACAGCCGTCCAAACGTCAATATCCTCATCGTCAAGGAAGAGGTTGGCGGAAGTGACGTTGATGCCGGTGATATTGCCGCCCGATGTGACCACGCCCACAACGGTATCGATGGTGTTCGAACCATCGCCCTGGAGCATGGTTTCAAGGAAGTCGGCAAAACGCTCAGGCGCAAGAGTGCGCGTCAGAGTGGCAAAGTTCTCGATTGCCTTTTCGTCGGAATCGGTCGCATATTCAGCCTGTTTAGTGTAGCTGAAGGCATGAACGTAGCAGACCGGGGTGATCTGGCCGGGAACCTGAGTAGGACCGGAGCCAATGCCCATATCGGAACCATTCATGTTTCCGACGCGGGGCTTGCCGCCAAGAGACGGCATGGTAGGAATACGCGAAGGACGGTCAGAAACCGCCTTGATCTTGGATTTCTGGATTTCTTTCAGAAGAACGGACTGCGAGAGAACATAATTCTCAAGTTCCGGCCTGACGTACTCTTGCTCAGAAGCAAGAGCCTGTGCCGCATCTGCGATAGCCATAACAATCCTCTTTCACTTCAAGATGATCGCTATAGCGTCCCCTTTTCGGCTCCCATAGGATGCCACGCTCAGGGTCGGTGCGTGTCCGTTATCGCTGTGCGAAGTTTGGGAGAAATCGCCTTCGTCAGAACCAGTCTAACGAGTCATTAGAGGGGGCGTACCCTGATCTCTCCCAAATCTGTACTGAATGAAACTATACCACAATTACTTGGAACCGGGACCGCCGCGCCACTTCACCGGCTTTGAACGCCCAACGATGTACGCGGTATTGTTTGGTTGGATTCCACCACGATGAAAATCAATCTTCAGACCCAACCGAGTGGGAGATGCCGAAATTATCTCGTACTGATCGTTGTTTCCCTGCTGGATTTGCGGGGCCTTCTTCTGGCCCTGTTGACCTCCAGACACAGCCTTCTTGCCTGTCGAAGTCTTGCGCTTTGCAAGCACATCATCGACAGCGCGCTTGATTGCACCGGGAATGATCTTCTTGTGCTCGGATTCAACCGTCATCGCATACGCAGTCTTGTTTTTGGCCTTCAAAAGGCTGGCCACTCGGTTCTGATAACCCTTATTTGCCGAAACGCGAGCATTGATCTCTTCGGCGACCGCGCTGCGAATGGATTTCACTTCGGATTGCGTAAATTTGGTTGTAGGGGCAATGCGCTTCACTTCAGAAACCATCAGCGACTCAGAACGAGGGCGAATATCGCGCAACCACTCATCACGCAAGACATTCATCTCGCGCTGTTCAAGAGAACTCCCCCCATCGCTCTGATTCTGTCCGTTTTTCTGCTTCTGCACGCTCTTGGGAAGTATTGGCGACTTCGCTCCGCTATTGATCTGCTCAATGACGCCCTTAATTGACTTAAAGGCTTCAATTACCGTCTTCAGGCTTGGATCATCTGAATCAGGAGGCAAAACCCTGTCCAAAAGAGCAAGCTGAAGAGGAATCTGCGCTTGATTCAAGTATCCGGCAACAGACTTGCACACGTAGGCTGAGAATCCCTCGGGATTGACCTGAGCAAACTGGTCCATAGCCAAAGGAATCAGTTTTTGGAAGGCTTCTGGATTTGCTTCGATCATCTGAGGAATCAACTTCGGGTCGCCAGACTGAAAGGCATTATCGAAATCACGCCAGAAAGTTCGTTCGGACAGCGTGTTAGAGATTACGTCTTCAATCGGAGTTGAACCGGCCACGTAATCAGGATCGTCGGGATTGTCGTCAAGCTGAGAAATCAGTTCAAGGCGCTCTGCGGCCTTCGCAATACCATCAGGCATACGTCGGTTGGCGTCCTCCATGAAATGCAGAGCTTTCTTCACCTGACGATGAAGGTCAGGAGCATCCTTCAGCCGGTCCTTAACTTGCTTCCAAGTCTCTGCCGCCGATTTAGGCTCTTCCGATTCGGTTTCTTCAGAGCCCTCTACCTGTTCTGCGCCTTCATCAACCTCTTCGTTTCCCTGTTCGACTTCTTCTGCGCCCTCGGTTGCGAGTTCCGCGCCTTCTGTTGCAACTTCAATTTCTGCATCCATGCGTATCTCCTATACCGTTGCGGTTCCCCGTGTCCCTGGGGCTGCTGCTTTCTTTTGCACTGCACCTTGCGCTTCTGGTGCAGTTTCCTTGATACCAGCTTGTGCGTTCATCTGCTGTTTCCCTTGAGAATCCTCATCCTTGAACGAAATTTGCTCACTCGGGGGTTTTAACTGCATCTGCTGCTGTGCCTGAGCTTGTGCTTGCTGTGCAAGGTACTGATCGTGGATTGACTTGTGCAAACGAACGTTCTGTACCCCAAGTTGCGCTCTCTGCAATGCCTCTGTGGGTTGTTCTCCCTCTTGAGGTTGCGCCACATTCATTCTAAGCCAGCAATCTTCACTGGATAGATATTCCTGGCATTTTGCCGATTCCCACTTGTGATAGTCATCCGACTCAGGCATCAAAGACGGTTGAGGCTGTGGCGGCGCATAGGGAGGCGCAGGAAGTCCCTGCTGTTCGGCCTGTAGGCCCTGCTCAGCGTGCTGTACCGCGTATTGAGCAATCTGCTCAGGAGTAGGAATGATTGGCGCTTCCTGAAGCAGAATCTCCAACTCGCGTGTCTGCTTCTTGAAGGCCATTGCAGGGATGAACACGAGATCGGGATTTCCATTGAGTTCAATGAATTCCTCCCAATTATCTGGAGACTCAAAAATAGCCTGTCCGACCTGGCTCTGTGCCGCCATCTTCACCAAATCTGTAAGATTGGCGCGTTTTGCAGCGGTAGTTTCAGGGAAACTTGAATCGCTTACGTGAGCATGGAATTTTCCCTTCTTCAGCCGTTCCATTTTCACAGTGATTTTCGATCCATCCTTACCTGCAACAGCAATTTCAGTCCCGTGGTCAGGATTCTTCGATGCGAGTCTCGCAGCTTTCTCCGCAATCCCAGAGAACATGATCTGCATCGAAGCCCAAGACGGCCCCAGCATCCCCATAGCCTGTGAGCGGTCCATTGCTTGCTGGCTGGCCGTAGTCTCCTTGTTACTGGTTCCCTGAAGCACTGGCATAGCTCCGGTGATGTCCTGAGACACCGCTTGGCGCAACTCCTCGATTGCTTGATCGAATCCCTCTGGAGGAGCCGCAGGAGCTTCACGATAAATTACCTGCTTGCCAATCTCCTGCTCTGGTGGACCTTCCTTCAGGAGAACATAATCGTTTGGACGTGAGCGCTGATTCGAGATTGCCTGATAGTCTTCGTCACTTCCGCGAAAGTATGTGACACTCCATCCTGTCTCGTAGTTCTCCCGCTTGGCATTCATGTAGTCGTTGTAGGCGTCTTGAACAACTTTCATCGGCTCCATGAGAGCGCCGCCCGTCAGTCCATCGCGCTCCATTGGAAATGCTACATCAATGGCATCGTCGGGACATTCGTTCCAGCTTTCCGAGTATTCTTTCCCAATCCACTTAACATGAGCGCCATCTGGGAACAACTGTAAGAACTTGTCGCGATAGGTGAACGCCTTTCCATCGTCCCGCACATCGTTTTCATCTGCACCAGGATACGCATCGTCAAACAGATGGTCTTGAAACACTTCGGGGCGAAGGAATCCATTTAGTTCAGTCGTAAGATAATTCAGCGCGAGTCCGGTAAGAAAGAATCCCTTTTTGGCTTGCTTGACGCCAATTCTCGCGAATCGATTCCAGTCAGATTCTCCGATGGAGGGCTCACCAGCAGTAATCTTTGTCCGAATCCATTCATTCTCTGCCTTTAGAGTCAGAACGTTCTTATCATCGAACAGGAAGCAGTATGGAGCCTCTTCCCAGCACTTGCAGACGATTGGAAGCTTGCTCTCCATCGTGCCGTAGATGCTGGCAGTCTCCATCGACTTAGGATCGCCTTCGTCGTTGACTCCAAAACGAGACTTTGATTTTAGTGTGTGAGTCCACGAAACCACGCGTCCAGACATTCCCATAAGATAGGAAATTCGCTTCTGAAGACGCTTGACCTGTCCACCTTTTTCTGCCTGATCGAATATTTCCCAGAATCCTTCAGCCGTCTCAGCAGCTTCGATTGATTCTGATTCCTGAGGTTCATCTGGTGCGAAACCTATACCCGGAGGATTCTGCGTTAGAACCGCATCAAGTGAACGCCAGCGAGAACGGAATATATTGTATGCGCCCATGAACATGGGGCATTGAACATTCTGACCATTGCCAATATCTACATATCCACCAGCCGAACCAACTTGATAAACACCCGTAGACCAGTTTGGGTAGACGTGCTGGATGCCGTCATAATAGAAACGCATAATGCGGTCGAGAAGAACCTCCACGCGCCGGTCATAAAGCTCTTCATCCTCCAGTATGCGGACGATGGCTTCCAGTTTGTTAATCAAATCTTCAGGAAGATCTCGGTTGTTCTCTCCGTACTTTGGAGCATCGTCTTGCTGGGGAACCGATTCTGGATTCGTTTCGTCGGAAATGATCTTATCCGGCACTATGGAATTACTCGCCATTAGTTCTCCATGATATTGCGCCGAATCGACCGGCTCTCGTATTCCTTCAGACCTTCAGAAACCTTCTTAGAGCGCTCAATGATCGCCTTTACGCACTTTGCAAGCAATTGGCAGCATGGCGGTTCCCCCGGTTGTACGGTATGGAAGCAATACGGGCAGTGTACGGGAAGTTCCTTACCGCTGTCTATCATTGCATCGCATTGACGCTGCACATCGGAGATCTTCTCGTATGGAGTCATCGAGAATACAACTTTCCCTTCCTCTCAGGCTTACCCTTTTCAGAACCAACGCTGAAGTCATGCAATTGCTCATGATCCATCTTGAGCATCCCCCGGTTTCTCTTGTAGAGCTTACCGGGGGCGTGTTCTGCAATCTGCATCGCCGTTTGTTGCGCTTTGGATACGCTTGGCATGGCTAGTAGATGACGTGTGTGGTTGAGCCATAAGGAGAACCAGCAGCAGCCGAATAGGACAGAGCGCCGGTAATGCCGCCGTAGTTCAAGATTGTCACATTGGGAGAAATGGAATTATAACCTGCGAGGAATGCCGTAAGACCAGCATTGGTCGTCAGATTGTTTTCTTGGAAGAACTTCCAATCAAGTGCAACCAAACCACCACCCCTCGCAGCCTCGAAGAGAGCGGCTTCCTGTAGGCCACCATCACCAGAGCGCACCACATCTCCATTGCCATGAGAATAATTGAACGTGGCTGTAATCGAGCATTGCTGATAGGAATCAGCAGGACCAGGGCCACAGGTAGCAGCCGTTGGAACCACAACCTCATACGTCGCCCCTGACCCAATAGCAATGGGGGGATAGACTGTCCCACCAAAGGGATAAATTGTAGGACCACTGGGACCAGCCGAAGTCTTTCCATAATCCAGGATGATTGAATAGCTTGACGCCGAAGCGTACGTTACAGTAATTGCAGTCCCCGCCGAAATGGTTACTGCCCCACCATTCGCCAAGGCACGTCCATTCAACGTACCTCCACCAAGCGTAATGCTCGTGACCGCCAGTAGGTTTCCATTCATCGTGGAGGTTGCTACGGTCGTAATCGAGCTGCCAGCCACAAAAACCACGTTTGATGCCTTGGCACCATTGATCAAAGCAACCGTCTGACCGCTTGCGAGATTGATGGTCGAAGTCGAATAGAACACAAACTGGGCATTGGAATTTCCCTGGGCATCAAGAATGATCCCAGTAGCCATCGTGAGCGCAGTACCCTTGTATACTCCAGGGAGATAAGTTGCAGCTGTAGAACCATTACCCTCGCTACTGAGAGTGCTAAGGCCGGAAAGTGTGGCTGTCTGTCCAGAATAGTACGTAATAGCAGATGCAAGGGCAGTTTGAGCAGTAGCAGCAGCCACATTGTTAATCGTCCCCGGAGCTACCACCGTGGGAGATCCGGTAATTGTCGTGGTCGGATACGAACCGATATTTCCGTTCGTGATGACCGTTGCACCCGTGTTGGTGATACCGGAATATGCCAGAATGGCGTAACTCGCTGCGGCACCAAGATTATTGCTGACGTCTCCGGTATTTGTTGAAACAATGCCACCGCCATCGCCAACTAGAAGAGCTTGGCCTTGACCTTGCGAACCATAAGCAAAACTGGCCGCATTGGCAATTCCTTGGAATGAATTGATCTGCGCCACTGCGGGAATAGCAAGCAGCAACGCGCCGAAGATTGCAAATACCTTTTTCATGTCATTCTCCTTGGGCGTTCTGCCCTGTTAGATTCCGCCCATTACTGGGTCTTCATCCGATTCCGATTGACCTTGATGCTGTGGTTCCTTCGACTCTTCACCAAGGAACTTGTCGAGCGCAGAGTGCGACTCTTCTGGCGAAGTCGCTTCGCCATGGTCTTCGTGTTGGCCGTCTTCATTGATCGAGTGCGAGTGAGCGCTAATCCCGTCGTGATGCACGATATGGTGTTTATCGCCGCCGGTAATATTGTGCCCAAGGCTTGCCAGCATGTGTAGATGATCGGGATGCTCCTCTCTGCTCCCATCCGGGTGGATGGTGTGAAAAGTCCCGTCGCCGTGATCGTGGACCTCGTGAATTTTGTCTTGCGCGTGTTCGCCTTCAATCGAATCAGCCTTCTTGCTAATCATTTCAGGCTTTGGTGTATACGAGGGGCGTTCAGCATTGACGCGCATCTTGCCCAGACCATCCAAACCATCTTTTGTCATTTCTGCTCTCCAATCTCAGGCTTACTGCCCCAGGCAGATTCAGTGATCCGGCGCACATCTGCCGCCGATTTAGCCTTTATCACTGAATTGTCTACCTTTTCTTTCGGTTGCGTCAATGGAATCTTTCTGAGACGCTGAATTTCAACTTCCAGCTTCAGGTTGTCAGACTTATCCTTTTGAGCACGCTCAAGCTGCTTCTTGAACGCGTTCCAGAGAGTCTTATTCTTGCGCAACTCATATTTCCACTCAATCACAAGAATGAAAATAGCTATCAGAAGGACCACAATCGTGATTATTGCCGCGCTGCCCATGCTGACCCTTTCCTTGGTGCGTGATCTACTTTCCACTTCCGCATCAGAACCGATTTAGCCGTCATATCTGCTTTGGGACTCAACGACTCGAAATATTCCTGTGCTCTGACTTCCAACGGAGCTTCATACCTTGCTCTTAGCATACTCTTGCACAGGTAGCGCAGCATATCCAAATCGTCATCGGCATCAGTTGGCGTCTTGAGGATGTCTTCTGACCGTCCTGGATGCTTGTTGTCCCTGATTCCAAGAGGGATAGACTCAATCAGGTTCTCGCAGTCAGCAGAAATGAACAGCAAGGGAGTCTTGACAGAGTATCCTCCACCTTCATCATCGTAATCATCATCCTCTCGTGTTGGACTCATGCAGCCGCCCATCACATCACAGGTCTTTTTCATCATGGCATAGAGGAGACGCCAGCCTCCAATTCGATTATTATCCGCCTGTTCGCAGTACGGTAATCCGTTTCGTCTCAACTCTTCAGCTATTCTTTCAGCCGTTGAATGTCCACTTGAATTCTTCTCCCAGGCATCCACGCTCAGGAAATAACGCTGTGTCTTGAGCTTCTCGTTTTCCCCCATCGCGCCGATGCACTTGCGAACCAATGCCGACTCTTCGCACCCTGCCTCAGCGTGAGAACGATATACCACAATACATTCCACGCTTTCTTGAATCTCGCGACCGAACACTTCCTTGAACAGTTTTGGCGATACCTTTCCACTCGCAGCCCATCCAACTGAGGCATTATGCACAAATCCATCGTCATGAGCCATCCACCGCGACCACCACGGCTGAATCAGTTGCTCTTCTTGACGACTCGTAATGATGAGCCTGGACTCGTCCCATACCCCAGCAAAATACTGACCGGCGAAGCTGTCAAATGATCCAAGCAAGTGTCCAGCTCGTAGGCTTGGAGGGAGGGAATTGAGCTTTCGTCCTTCAGCCGTGCAATGGATGAACAGATGGAATCGGCAGCACATGAAGTCTGGTGCATGACCTTCAGCTCCATACTTGCATTCCTCTCCCTTTTTCAATCCATCAGGTAGCGCGTAAAACTCCTGTGGAGTGATTCCAAGTGACTCAAACCACACATAGTTATCCCACCCAAACATGTGAATGAAGGTGAAATCCTGCTTGCGCTCGTTATCCTTAAACTTCTTCTGATCAAATACCCTACGCAGGAACTCAGTACCAACCCCACCAGGGTTAAAGAATAGTCCGGTTTTACACTCCCCTACCGCAGTTCCCGGCCATCTATTGCAGGTCTTGATGGTCTGAAGCTCCTGCTCCGAAAACTGCTCGGCCTGATCCACCATGATGTCATAGAACTCTGGACCCCAGAACTTCTGATCCACTTCTTGCTGATTTTCCGCAAACATGAAGTGAATCTCTGAGCCGTTGGGTAGGATGAACTTCTTCTTCCCTTCATGCCACCAGTCACGCATCTCAGGGCACTCTAGGAAATACCTCTGGACGTGGTTGCGCTCAAGATCGGGCCATGTGCGCCGGACAATCACCCCATAGGTGTTGGGATGTGATTGCCGGCGATCTAGCATGATGCGTCTCAACCCGCCACTTTTGCCACCGGCGCGTGATCCTCCACCAGCAATCCACGTAGAGGCATCAGGGCCGGTCGCATAGAACAACCGGCCAATCTCCATCTGCTTGGGCTGGAGCACTAGCGGAATGATCTTGTTAGCCACGGTACAGGATTAAACTCCCTCGGGTGGGAGCCGTGACGAATGCGGCGCGAACGAATGGTCCAGGGCAGTAAAAGAAAACCGACTCGTTAGAATTGACTACCACCGCTTGAGGACCCCACTCGCCATTAAATGGCAGGTAATCGGCCTCAACATCCTCCCAAGCAACTTCAATCGTTGCGTTTTGGTCGGTGCTATTAAATGCCACGAAATGTGCTTGATTGTTTCCCGGGGCAGGTCCAACAGCAGCCTGAATTGTGCTGGTTACTCCGCTGTCAGTGGCTGCATCGTTGACCAGAGTAATCTGATCGCCTGGATAAAGAGCGGCCGCAACCTTGGTTGGGTAGCTAGGCATTGTCGTCCTTTCGCGGGGTTGAACCCTGCTCAATAATAGCCTGAATCACAAAAAGAATCAGCACAACAGCAGCAATATCGAGAATCATAATGTTTACTCCTTAGTACATTTTATCCTTCAAAACTCTGCAATCCACAAAAAGTGTCAGCCCGGCGTTTCGGGAGACTCGATTCTTTGCTATCAACAACTTAGCAAGTTTACTACTTAGTAATATCCAGTATCGATTTGATGGCAAACACGACCGGGCCACCATCAGAACCGCTGATTTCCTGCTTATCACCGTAATCGAGCGGCTCATCCACGAGCTTGCCGCGTAGCAGCTTAGATGCTTCCCAGCGTGCTTGCTCACACCGCAGCTTGTTGCGCTGCACCCCAGCAGGATCAATCCTCATACTCGTACCGCCATCGGGATCAGGCACCGTGCAGGTTGGTATTTCATCCGCTATTTCGCTCGCATCTTCAATCCTTGCCTCAACTTGCGCCCTTCTTGCGCGCGCGTACTGGCGGGAAAAATCATCGCGGCGGATACGCCACAGATTAACCGTAGTTTTGTCCGGCATATCGAAATCCGCGCAAATATGCCTCACACTCTCTCCTGCGCTCATACGCAGAAGGATTTTCTCCGCGAGCTCTGGAGAGTATTTTGATGGCCTTCCTCGTGGCATATTTCCTCCGATCCCACGAATTCAGTATAGCGCTTTTGGTGAAATAGTTGAGTTTTCCACAATTATTTGATGATTTCCACAGGCAATCCACTTGCAATTAGTATCAATTGGTACTAATCTAATAATGTTGATGCAGGGGGATGGAAAGCAATGGCAAGCGCCAAGCAAGCTGGATTGTAGCCATCCACCACACAGAGAGGAAATACCATGGATGCTTGGAACTACACCACTGCGGATTTCAAGGAAAAAGCAGAGCGCGAGAACTCTGATTACCATTTTATCCGGCTGGATCACTCACTCACTACAGGGTTGTGGTGTGATGCAATCATGCAGGATAATCAAGGCCACGAAGTAAAGCGCCGGATGTATTTCTAGCTGGTGCGATACTCGCACCCGCACCCGCACAGCATAAGCAGTACCGGAGGATCAAAATGAACAACTACTCAGAAGTGAGCCCATACACCAATCCTGAATCCCGCTTGGGAGCAATCTGCAATTTCGATTTCCCGAAGCGTTACAGCGGCGCAAACGGCACAGAGCGCACCATTGTACTGGCATCATCCGAGGGCACTTGCTTTATCTATGGCGGCCCAATCGATAAGCAGGCGGAAGAGCGCTATAGCGCCATCGAGATTAATGGCGTTCCCGCTTCTATCCCCAATGCTGAAATGATTCGACTTTTTCAAAAGTGCATTTTCCGCCATCCCTTCGGCGGAAAAAGGCACTTCTTTACCTTTGAGGAGTTCATGGGAGCACGAGATTGCTTAGCCGGATACATGATCGAGAATTAGTAGCCTAACCATCCCGCAGAGCGCGGGAAGTAGTACCGGAGGATCACCATGAAATACACAGCAAAGAAGAACGATGGAAGCAAAATCACACTGAGCAGCGATGATACTTTCACGCTGCAATTCCACGAAGATCGTAATAGCGTGGAATCCACACCGGAAACCCTTGCAGAGCAGATCACTCCTGAATCTCTGCTGAAAATCGCTCAGGCGGGCGGCCAGGATGGGCAAAAAGCTGCCAAGGCGCTGCGTATCTGGATCGACGAAAACTTCGACTGATCGATCCACGCTATGCGAGGGACTTGGAACTATTTGCATAGCTAGTGCAATACCTGCATGGAAGCACAAGTACCTTTACCCACCCATTTCTCCGAAAGAATTGAAAAGGATTGACGAGGAGAAATGGGTGGGTAAAAACATGGAATGGGAAGGAAGGTGAGACAAAATGATCTACAGAAGCGAGGTAACTGCACAAGGAAACAGTTCCTACAGTTTTAGCAGCCAAACTGAAGCGGATGAGCGCGCCGGGAAACTCGACGAAAACAACTGCACGGACTGCAAGTGGTGCACGGGCTGCACGGACTGCTCGGACTGCAAGAACTGCAAGGACTGCAAATTGCACCCTGCAAGCAATTTGCCAAGGATCACGGCGAGCCAAAAAGCCCGGAACGTGAGCGCTACGGCACAATTTACCCTTGGGCAGAGATTGCCGGAAAACAGCAAGGCGCAATGATTTTTTGATTTTCCGCGCCCGCCCGTGGGCCGGTACGCGGGCAAGGATTGAACCAAAATGATGATGTTCGATGAAGCTGAACGACTCGCAAAAAATTGATGAGGATGCAGCAGAATGCAACTGCTCTTCCGAGCAGCTCGCCGAAGATGGACTGGAAGGTAAGCACGCTCCGGGCGATAGTCGGTGCGCAAACCGCGCTCACCACACCGCTTGCTCGCATGATATTGAGCGCCTCAGCCATGCGATGGGAGCCGTAAAAGTCTGGCAGATGGAGGCGGGCAAATGAGTGATATCAATCAGGTGATTGCGAACATAATGGATTCTCCAAGCACAAGCACATGGCTACGCAACGCTCTGCGCTCTGCGCTAAGTAGAGATTGCGTCGATGCGGCAAATGATGCTGAATTGCTTGCGACTCTGCTAAGAAAACGCACCGATTACATTTTGGGGAGTTCATGGGAGCACGAGATTGCTTAGCCGGATACATGATCGAGAATTAGTAGTCTAACCATCCCGCAGAGCGCGGGCACGGCCAGGAGGCTTCACAATGGATTGGTTTTCTATCGCATGGATTGCTGGGACTGTGGCCATAATTATCTACTCGGTCTGGCAGATTAACCGGGAGTCACGGCGTCGACGGCAGGCGCATGAGGCGTTGGAAACGGCACTGATGGACAACCGCCTCGCACAGATCAACGCACCAGCAGAACGGGAACGCAACGAGCAACTGCGCAGAGAGGGGAAAATATGGTGAGCGCATTGATCCTGCTATCCGCACCGCTGGATTTTCCGGTCATGGCTATCATTTACGCGACCGGCCTTGCAACCGATAAACAGATTGGAGGCAGTAAATGAAACGCTCTGGAACACTTGTATCTGAGCAAGACATTATCAGTAAGAAAAGCATAGAAAAGCTCCGCACCGACCGGGATGCGCTTATAGATGCTCTGCGCAAGGTGCTAGGAGGCTATCCAGATTGCGACAGAATTGCACTCACGGCCATCGAGCAAGCAGAGAAGGAGGGATAACCATGCATAATAAAAAATCAGCAACGAGAGCGTGCTTGAATTGCAGATATTTTACCCCCTCCCGCTATAGGCCAACCGAGAAGGGATACTGCTGGTTAGATGGATGCGATGAATTAGTTTCTGTGCGCAGCAATTGCCCGGACTGCAACCCAAAAGAGGAGGCTAACCATGCTAACCACAAAATCAGTGATTGACGACCTGGAAGCCATGGACCCGGAAGATCGCCAGAAGGTTTTAACCGAAATGATTGATTCCGGCATGGACGCTAACGGGAAATGGCATCAACCGGAGGGCTCGCGAGGACCGCACAAGCCCAACCCATGGGCCGATTTGCGTCCCATCGACCTCAACCGCTCCAAGCGCATCAGCGATACACTCGCAATCGTTTCGATGGTCGCTGGGATACTGGCAATCATAGCTCTTTTGCTGTGCTTTGCACCACAGATTGATGCTTGGACACCGCTGCAATAACAGGTGCAAGTATCTCACCAGAAAGGAAAATCTATGACTGAACCAACATGGATGACACGCCGGGAAGCTGCTGAACGGGCAAAAGTGACTGACGGGACCATTGACAACTGGAGACGATACCGCAGGCTTGAGTTTCGCAAGGACGCCTGGGGCCACGTCTCTATCTCTGCCGAGAGCCTTGAACGCATCCTCAACCCAAAGGAAGGAAAATAAACCATGATCGTACCGGGGGAAAGATTTGATCGAACACCGGCTGGAGTTGCCTACAAACCCGCAAGCCGCGCACTTGATCCTCTCGACGTTGTCATTGCAGAGGGTTGGAACGTCCGCGATGTAACCACGCCCGAAGCACTCGAACACATTGCAGCTATCAAACTGTCGATTCTGACCAACGGATACGACGAAACCAAGCCCATCAGCGTGCGCTATGACCGCATAACCGGAATCTCTACCCTGGTCGATGGGCAATGCCGACTCACAGCTTGCCGTGAACTGCGCAATGAAGGCCATGAGATTTGGATTCCGGCAGTGGTCGTAGAAGGCGACGAAGCTCAACTGACCGCTGCATCACTCTCCGGGAATGCCGGGAAGCTGCTTACCCAGTGGGAGATCGGCGAAGGTTGCCGACGTTTGACCCGCTTTGGATGGTCAATCGACAAGATTGCCGCGTCCATCTGCAAGTCCAAGCGCTACGTGACCGATGCTATTTCCCTGAGCAACGTGTCACTGGACGCCAAGGCTATGCTTTCAGCCGGAGAGGTAACGCCAGGGGCCGTCCTCCATGCTGTCCGGGAGGTTGGCCCAGAAGCAGCCGCAGAATCGCTGCATGATGCTGTAGCGGCCCAGCCGAAACCATCTCAGGCCAACATCCCCGGCACGAAACCGGCGAAGGTGAAGCCCCTCAGCCGTCCCAAGGCCGCATCGAAGAAGGATCAGAACATCAAAACAGTTCTGAAGGCCGTCAAGTCGCT